AGCATTTCGCCAACCAACCCGGAGGTCCAGGAGATGGTCAGCCGGGAGGTGAGCAAGTTCCGCGATGGCCTGGAGCACAAGGTTGCCGAGGCTCTCGCGGACGCTGACCGCTACCGGACTTCGTCCAAGAAGCTGGAGGCCGACCTCGCCGCTTCGAAGAAGCTCGGTGAGGAGCTGGTCCTTCAGCTCAAGAACGCTCGTTTCCAGCTGGAGACGTACAAGGCGCAGCCGCCGGCCGAGGTCGTGCGCTCTGCGATGTACGACGACGAGCACACTGTCGAGGAGGCTCTCGGCGCGGCCAAGCAGGTCATCGAGGCTCTGCTGGTCAAGGTCGACACCATCGAGGAGGCGGTAGCCCGCGCCGAGGGTGCCGAGCGTCTCGTGGAGGCTGTCCTGCTCCGCGAGCGCCGCAAGAGCGTTCTCGACCACATCGACAAGGTACTCGCGACCGAGTCGACGGAGCGTGCGAAGGGCATGCGCAAGCTGCTCTCCGAGGCGCAGACCGTCGAGGAAGTCAACCGCAAGTACGGATCGCTTCGGAAGATCATGTCCGAGGAGGCCCCGGCGCCTGCACCTGCAGCGGCCGAGCCCAAGGCGAGCCGTGATCCTCTGCCGCCGGCCACCGGTCTGTCGGAGGAGAAGTCGTCCCTGGTCGGGCAGCTCGCTGAGAGCACCCAGCTCGACGAGGCGACCATCACACCGAACCAGTCTCTGTCGCGGGCCATCCTGCGTCGGAGTTTCGCTTCGACGCGCGCCTGAAAGGGCGACGTCAAGCAGTCCTGAGGAGATGCAATGAGCATTCACGCACTCGTGGAGCAGCTGAACTCGGCTGGCGTTCACGACAACTTCCTGAGCGTCGGCAATCACCTGGCGACGACCAAGTGGCGTGACATCTGCGAGGATCGGGAGGCGCCGGTCGAGGACCCGCTGCGCCGCTACGCTCTCGCTGTCATGCTGGAGAACTGCGACCGGTACATCCAGTCGCTCGACGAGACCACGCGCGCTGTCGCGATCGGTGACTTCCAGAAGTACGCGCTGCCCATGGTTCGCGCGATCTTCCCGGAGCTGATCGCCAACGACCTCGTGTCGGTTCAGCCGATGCTGGGTCCGGTCAGCCTCGTGTTCTACATGGACATGATCTACGGCAGCTCGAAGGGCAAGGTCCGCAAGGGCGACACGGCCTTCAGCTCCGTTGGACGTGGTCCGCGCAACCCGACCTACTCGTCGAGCCAGATCGACGAGGAGTACGTCAGCACTGGTGACAACACCAACTTCGGTCAGAGCGGCACCGTTCTGGGCGGCACGCTGAGCTACAGCCCAATCGTCCCGGGCTCCATCGTCATCACTGACGGTGTGCAGACCGCGACGGACGACGGCAACGGCGGTTTCACCGGTGACGTGACCGGCGGCACCATCGACTACTACTCCGGCACGATCGCGAACTTCCGGTTCGCGAACACGCCGGGTTCGAACGTCGGCATCACGGCCACCTACTCGTACGACATGGAGGCCAACGCGGACATCCCGCAGATCGACATGGTGATCAACCATTCGCCGATCTCGGCTCGTCCGCGCAAGCTGCGTGCGAACTGGTCGCTGGAGGCCAGCTACAACCTCCGCTCGCTCCATGGTCTGGAGGCAGAGGTCGAGCTGACGTCCGCGCTGGGTGCGGAGATCCGCTTCGAGATCGACCAGGAGATCATCGACGACCTGCGCCGCATGGCAGGTTCGGGATCGGTCTACTGGACGCGTTCCATCTCGCCGGCCAACGTGTCGTTCACCGAGCACAAGCTGTCGATCATCGACGCCTTCGTCGCCGGTTCGAACCTCATCCACAAGCAGACCGGTCGTGGCCGTGCGACCTGGATCGTGTGCGGTGAGAACGTCGCCTCGGTCATCGAGACGCTCCCGGGCTTCGTGCCGAACCCTGGCATGCCGAACGGCATGACCAAGGGCGCGTACCGCGCAGGCACGCTGAACGGTCAGTGGGTCGTCATCAAGGACCCGTTCTACGATGACAACTCCTTCCTCATGGGCCACAAGGGCATGTCGTTCCTGGAGGCGGGCTACGTGTACGCTCCGTACATCCCGCTCTACACGACGCCGACTGTGGTGCTTGACGACTTCGTCGCTCGCAAGGGCCTCGCGACGCAGTACGGAAAAAAGGCGATCAACCCGTTGTTCTACGTGACGGGTCAGATCGGTACCACTGCCGAGCTGCAGCAGAAGTACGGTGCGGCGCTGCCTGATCCGATCTTCGGCAAGGCTGGTCGCGGAGTGTTCGGCGCGTACTAAGCAACGCTGAGCAACTGAGGTTAAGGGGTCGGGCTGGAGACCCCCACAAAGGGGGAGCGAGGCCAGAACTTCGCTCCCCCTTAGTGTTTTACACTTCAAGGGCATCTGATTGGGCAAGCACGTATTCAAGAAGCTTGAGCCGGTAGGTGTCCAAGGGGTGTGCCTGGCATGCGGCACGAACAAGCAGACGCAGAAGGCCAAGGGGGTTTACAGGCCCTTGTGCCGAACGTGTCACGACAAGCGTCACGGGATGACCCCGTCGTGGAAGTACAAGAGGTCAACGCCAGGTAAAAGAGGTACTAGGTACAAGGCGCACAAGAAAGATCACTGTGAGAGGTGCGGGTTTGTTGCGGAGCATCTGTGTCAGTTGGATGTAGACCACGTCGACAATGACAGAGCCAACGACGACCCATCAAACCTTGTGACCTTGTGTGCCAACTGCCACAGGTTGAAAACCTACACGTGTAGGAGCTTAGTTTGAGCCACGTCAGCGAACTTGGAACCGGCTTCGAGCCTCAGCGCTCGCACTGCTGGTCACTCGACTAGGATGCACCGGACCTCGTGTCACTCAGCCTCGTATCTCTGGTGATGGAGCCCGGCACCTGCACCCTGAACCTCAGGGTGTGGCTCGACAAGGAAAACCCGGTGGTTCTATTCGCAGACCACCTGTTCACGATGGGCAACTTCACGGTCGTCCTGTTCGGCTACAACGGCGAGCAGGATCGCCAGAAGAAGCTGCGGGTCAAGTTCGAAAACGTAGCCGCCATCCCGGTAGCTGCACTCAACATGGAGACGCCTGGCCAGGTTCTCGGCAAGCTCGTCTTCACCGATGTCAAGTACGAGGTCCTCGAATGGGACGTGTCGACGACTACATCACAGGCGTACTCACCGGCGGCACCATCGAGGAGATGGCGCTCAGCTCCAAGCACATGCGCATCGTGGCCGGGGAGATCTCCAAGATCGAAGACCCTGATGTTCGACAGCAGGTGACGTCGCACTTCAGTGACATCTTCTCCAAGGCCAACCCGCGCTTCGACGCGGACCGCTTCACCGCCGCAGCTTCGGGCTCTCCGTTGGCAGCAGGTGACGCGCGACGTTCTCGCGACAACGTCAGCGGTGGCATGACCCGGAAGCACTTCCAGCAGTCGGCCGACATGCTGTCCGGCGGTGCGACCGACATGGGTGCTTCGGACCACATCGAGCGCATCCACGGGATGATGAACCCGAACTTCAAGCCGGAGCGCTTCCGCAGCCGCGCCGGCATGCGGGAGGGCGTCACCGAAGGCTTCACGACGTGCAACCTGTGCAATCAGTGGAAGGACAGCAACGAGGTGCAGCCGTTCGCTGACTACAAGGGTGTCAGGAAGGGCGATCGCCCCAAGGTGCGGATGGCGTGCGACGACTGCCTCAAGTCCACCTCGACCAAGAAGGTCGACGAAGCTGAGATCCCGATGAACTACAGCTTCAAGCGCAAGGAGCGCGGCCCAGGCATGGTCGCCACTTCGAGCCGTGTGGAGCTGGACGCGCGTGGCAACAAGCAGAACGTGACGCGCAGCGAGATCGTCAAGCCAGAGCGCTCGACGGGCAAGAGCTACGGCCTGTGGAAGAGTCAGCCGGCCGGTTCGCCTGAGAGGCCAGCCGGTGTGCGCCCGGTGCAGCCGACGCAGCGCCTGACTCCTCCTGGCGGCCCGAACGCCCAGACCAACGCACCCAAGAGGCCGAGCACGCCGTCGTGGCACAGCGAGGCTCCGAAGCCGTACCGCCCAACCGAGTCGCTGGCAGACAAGGCTCGCAGGGTGGTCGACGAGTACATCGAGGACGTGCGCGCTGAGGTGCGCGAGGCGCTGTCGATGCCGTCTTCTGGCACGACCAGCACTTCGACCGGCTCGACCACCAAGAGCAGCAGCTCGCCGGGCAAGGTGAGCACGACCGTGCCGGCAGCGTCAGCTGTCAGCACCGGCTCGACGAAGACCAAGTCCATCTGAGGCGCTGAGTGTCAGAGCTTTACCCGCCAGCTGAGATCGAGGAGTTCGACGAGACTTCTGTCTTCTCGTACGTCAAGTCATGTCTCGGCTTCCCGATCATCGAAGTTGAGGCCGACGACACTCAGCTCAGGGACTTCCTGCGCCAGGGCCTCGAACTGTACTCCAGGATGATCCCTGACATCCGGTGGTTCTCGCTGCCAGCCTACGCCGGTGTTCAGGAGTACAAGCCGCCTCGCGACACGATCGGCTACGGCATCGTGGACGTGATGATCCCGCGCATCGACCCGATCGCACCCCTGATGCTCTCTTCTGGCCCGAGGCTCGACATCTTCGGGTACAGGTACAGCTATCCGTACCGAGACATCTCGGAGCTGTACACGGACTACATGTACTTCCAGGAGGCGACCCGCATCCTGTCGGCCCGCTTCGAGTGGGAGTACTTCAACGGTGCGATCTACGTCACGCCCAAGCCTGACGAGCCGTTCCCGCTGACCTACGCGTCGGCCTTCCCGCGCAACCTGGACACGATGCCCAAGACA